AATGGAGAACGAAATGGACAATATCAATGTCGATATTCTTGCCGCCGATTGGCTGGATATCAAAGCTCAAGAGAAGGCGCTGACCGCAAAGCGCCACGCGATTGAAGAGCAAATCGCAGCGGCCCTAGAAGTCAAAGACGAGGGGTCAATTTCCCACAAAACTGAAGGCCACAAGGTTACGCTGACACAGCCTGTGTCTCGTAAAGTTGATGCTATAGTGTGGGACAAAGTATCGAAAAAAATACCCCAACATTTGCAGCCAGTGAAACACACAATCAGCGCGGATGCCGCTGGCTGTCGTTACTTGCTGGCTAATGAGCCGAAACTGTGGGCCAAGATCGCGCCTGCCTTCGAAACTAAATCTGGCAAAATCGGCGTCAAGGTTGAGGTGCTTTAATGCGCCTGACTGATGTCGAGCTTGAAATGCTGATCTCTGCGATAGCGTGTGTCACTGTGATGAACGGTGACCACAAAAGCCCAGCACAGATTAAGCTAGAGCGTAAATTAAATCGGTGGCGCGACCACCCAGACTTGGAGTTTGCAAATGAACCGCAGCATAGATGAAATTTTGGACGAGGTATTCGCCAAAGTATTTAAGGGAGATTGGTAATGTTTAAGATCGAAAAGGGGGTGCCAATGACGGCACCCTCACGGGACAGGTCAGGCAAGTGGAAAGATTTGCTGGATAAAATGGAAGTTGGCGACAGCGTTCAGCTTGAGAGCCAGACGCAAGCCACATCCATTCGCAATACAGCCAAGCGCATGGGGCTGCTTGTGCGTTGCCAACAGCAGGAAGATGAAAGTTTTCGGGCATGGAGGGTTGAGTGATGGCATGTTGGGTTCGTTTGCGATCAAAAATTGAAGGAAGGACAAATATTGTCGCTGTTAATTTAGATCACGTTAAAATGATAGAAACATGGGGCGGTAAGCATAAAGAATTAAACGGCAATAAATCATTGTTGATCTTTAATAACGTCCATGATGGATACGATTTTTTGCACGTTGTTGAAACTCAAGAGGCAATTTTGAAAGAGATGTCATCGTTAGCAGCAGACAGAAAAAGTTGGGAGAATTATTATGGCGATTGATCTAAAAACATTGAGCAAGCCAAGCGGCCAACGTCCGATTATAGCAACCCTCTTTGGTGAGGGCGGCATGGGGAAGACTACACTGGCTAGTATGTGGCCTAGCCCGGTGTTCATTCGGACGGAGGATGGCACAGCCAGTCTTGCAGGCAATGACAACGTCAGCCTGTTTCCACTGGCAACGTCCACACAGGACGTGCTTGACGCGATTGAGGCGCTTGCTACCCAGAAGCACGACCACAAGACGCTGGTGATTGATTCGATCACCCAGCTTGCGACGATGGTTGAGGCTGAGATTGTGGCGAATGATCCAAAGGCAAAAAGCATCAATCAAGCTGGCGGCGGGTACGGCGCTGGCTACAGTGCAGCCGCTGAGAAGCATCGCCAGATCAGAGAATGGGCGGGATCACTCGCGTATGAGAAGGGAATGAACGTCATCTTTATCGGCCACGCTGACACTGAGATGCTCGACCTTCCCGATATGGACGCCTTCGCACGATACACCGTGCGTATGCACAAGAAGTCACTGCCAAATTATACCGACAACGTCGATCTGATCGGATTGATCAGGCTGAAGACATTTGTTCGTGGCGGTGACGGCGACAAGAAACGTGCGATCTCGACGGGTGAGCGAGAAATCATCTGCCACCCACAGGCGTCGAGCGTAACAAAAAATCGGTTTAACATCAGTGAGCCTCTGGCCTTCACGTTTGACCGCAACCCATTTGCAGATTTTGTAGCAGAGTAGAGAAGGAAAACTCACATGGAACTGAACGGATTTAACGCAGCGGCTATTGAACCAGCCGCAACATACGAGCCGCTACCAGCGGGAAACTATTCGGCAGTAATTGTCGAAAGCGAGGAGAAGCCCACCAAAGCTATGACTGGCAGCTATCTTCAGCTTGGGCTGGAGATTGTTGAGGGCCAGTACGCTGGCCGCAAATTGATAGATCGGTTGAATTTAAACAATCCGAACCAAATTGCAGTGGACATAGCACAGCGCACTCTGTCGGCTATATGCCACGCGACAGGCGTTATGACGCCCCAAGACAGCAGCGAGTTGCACGACAAGCCTTTGGTGGTGAAGGTGGCAGTCAAGGCCGCAGACGGACAGTACAGCGCCTCTAATGAGATCAAGGGCTACTCAGGTGCCAAAACCAATGGTGCTGCTACAGCGGCCCCTGCGGCGGCTCCAGCGGCATCTTCAACGCCGCCTTGGAAGCGATAATCTATTTTGCGATGGGGCGGCTTTTGCTGCCCCATTTTACAAATAGAGAGGAGCCAAGATGAAACGTAAACTCGTAAAAAAACTCTGGTTAGGTAAATTTGTCTCTGTCAGAGATTATGAACTTAAAGATGCAATTCTTGGTGGTGGATTGATTATTGAGCATGAAGGAGAACAGATGCGTATGTCTGTCGAAGATTTAAAACAGATCACTCCATCAGGAAAATTTCATAAAGCCAAGTTTGCTGACTTCGTTCAGAGCTATCAACTTTGTGATATCACATGGAAGCCTAGCAATCTTGATCAAGGGGAACTGTTTTAAATGAACCTTGAAAAATACAATCCATCGCCCACAGTGCAGAAAATTTACGAACACTACGAGGCCAGCCGCGATAACGGCCACAGGGCGCATCTGGGCGGCTCCCAGATAGGCAACCCGTGCAGTCGGGCATTGTGGTATCAGTTTCGCCACGCAAGCTCACAGAGCTTTGAGGGGCGTATGCTGCGCCTGTTTGAAACGGGTGACCGCGAGGAAGAGCGGATAGTGGCAAACCTTCGGGCGATTGGCGTTGAGGTGTGGGAGGTCGATCCAGAAACGGGCCGACAGATAAATTACACGGCCTGCGGGGGTCACTTTGCTTTGAGCCTAGACGGCATTGGTATTGGCTTTCCAGAGAGCAAAGAGCCGCATACTTTGGAATTTAAAACGATGAACGACAAGTCGTTTGCCCAGACAAAAATGAAAGGCGTCCGAATCAGCAAACCTCAATACTGGGCGCAGTGTCAGGTGGGAATGCATCTGGCTGACATTGATCGTTGCTATTTTTTTGCCGTGAATAAAAATAACGATGAAATTTATTCTGAGCGGATCAAGCGGGATCGGGCAGAGGGTGAAATGCTGATTAGCAAGGCCAGCAATATTATCTTTGATGAAAAGCCACCGTCTAAAATCAGCCACGACCCGTCAAAGTTTGCCTGTCGTTTTTGCTCGTACATTCCGATTTGCCACGGTGGTGAATTGCCAGAAGTTAATGATCGGACAGACGCGCACAGCACCCCAGAGCAAGACGGCACTTGGAGCCGTAAAGAGGGCGCAGGGGGCCACCTGTTTAATCCGTTTATGGTGCCTGACGATTGGGAGATCATAGACGCTGGAGATGATTTCGTGGAGTATCAAACGTCGAAAGGCGTCATCCGCAATCAGGACAATAGCGAAGAATTGAGGGAGAAGTTTAGTGAAGACGCAAGATGAGATGATGGATATCGTTAATGCTCTGTACTTAACTTTGCCAGACGAAATTGAGCAAGAAGAAATGGCCTGCATCTTTACAGTTTTGCTTGGCATGTTTGGGTTAAATTTAGAATGGGATAAAATAAAAGATCGTGTGTCCAATAATGTTGCAGATAACATCTCAGCCGATTTGGATGCTGATGAAATAGGTGTGCCGATTATGAGCCAAGAAAAAATCTTGGAAGCGCAGAAGGATGCTGATGATTTTTTGGGAAAGATTGTAAAATGACCGAGGATGAATTTTTTAAAATGTTAAACAAAAGCCGTTTGGGGAGAAAGTGGTTAAGATGGCACAATTTAAACCCTGAGTTTTACAGATTGTTTGAACGATATACTCTTCAAGCCATTTACAAGGGTCATTTAAAACTAAGCGGGTGGCTAATTGCTAACAGAGTACGATGGGAAAGCTCTATCGTGACAAAAGGGGATGATTACAAAATATCTAACGACTTCATTGCCCTGTTTACACGCCTGTTTATGATAAATAATCCGCAATACATTGGGTTTTTTGAAACGAAACAAATGAAAAGATTAGCCCACGAACCCGCGCTGTTTCGCACAGCGGCCTTGGGTGATTTGTTTGATGAAGAAAAGTCAACGTGAAGAAAGAGTTCTGTCCCATGACATTTGAATTACGCGATTACCAAAGAGAAGCTGTCGATGGCTTGTACAATTATTGGGCAGGCAAGTCGGGAGATAATCCATTGATCGTGGCCCCAACGGGGTCGGGCAAGACGGCTATCATAGCCCAGATCGTAAAGGACGCTATGTCATTTGCTGGCACCCGTGTGATGATTGTGACGCATGTAAAAGAGTTGCTGGAGCAGGGGGCCAATGGCCTGTTGAAAATGTATCCAGAGGCTGATTACGGGGTCTACAGTGCAGGGCTGAAACAGAAGGTCTTAGACCGCCCC